TATGAACATCAAAGATATCATAAGAGAAAGATTTCCAAACGAAAGGACTCAAGATCTTGCTGATGAACTCGGATTGACTTATTCTCAACTTTCAAATAGAGCTCATTCAATGGGCCTAAAAAAGTCAGAGGAGTTCAAACAATCTGACAAATCAGGGAGGCACAATCTCATTGAGAAAGGAAAGAAAACAAGATTCCAGCCTGGACACACACCAGTAAACAAAGGTGTTAAAATGCCTGATCATATCTATGACAAGGTAAAACATTCGATGTTCAAGAAAGGAAACAGGCCTCACAACTGGAAAGCTGATGGATCCATTGTTGAGAGAAATGATAAAACTGGCAGATCATATCTGTATTTCAAGGTCAAAGATTCTCACTGGATATTGTATCACAACAAGATATGGATGGATCATCATGGGCCAATACCAGAAAAACACATAATTTCATTCAAGGATGGCAACACATTGAACTGTGATATAAGCAATCTGGAATTGTTGTCAATGGCTGAGAATGCCAAGAGAAACAGCATCCACAGATTTCCTGATGATGTAAAAGAAGTAATTAGATTAAAAGCAAAACTCACTAAAAAAATTAAACAAAATGGCAAGAAATAAAATTTCAGATTTAAGAGATCATCTCTTTGCAGCATTGGAAAGAATTGACAATGATGAACTAACAAATGAGGAGCTACAAAAAGAGCTCCAGAAAGCCGATGCAGTTGCTCAGCTTGGAGCTGTAATTATCAACTCAGCAAAGGTTGAGGTTGATTTGATGAAAGCAACAGGCATGATCTCAACAGATTCAGCATTATTCAAAGATATTAAAGGGCCAAAAGAACTACAATGAAAAGAGAATTTTTACTCAGTCTGATTGATAAATATGATTTAGCCAATATTTCAAAAACAGAGGAAATGGCATACAAGAGATTTTATCTGTTTTATCTATTGTCAAGAACAGGGATGGGATGCTCATCCATTGCCAGATGCTTTGGAAAGAATCATGCAACAGTGATATATGGCATCAAGCAACACAGGAAATGGTACAAGCTCAAGGATCAGAGATATATGGACACCATAAAGAAACTGATGGATGAGGTCTTGATGTATGAAAGTGATCTGCAATACATTCCTGTGAGCACTAAAAAGAAAGGTGTGAACTATGAAATCACTTTCACACTGGAATTGGACAAGGAAACAGCTGAATCATTTGAGGATTTAAAGACTCTAAATGAGATAGTTGCGAAGTTTATTGAAATTAATACTTTAAGTAAACTATGAGGACAACTGGTCAACTCTCTTATTGTACCGATTATAGAAATAATATTTTTTACTTGTGTGACTTTGTGAAAATAGTTGTCAGGTTGTCACGTTTTTTCTGTAATTCAATACCAGTAAAAGATATAGGCGTGACAACTGTGTTTTTGAGTTGTCACATATTGAATAAAGTTGTCACGTTTGTTTCATATTAAAAAATAATTACTAATTTTGGACCAATGCACAAATTATTAAGATATTTAAAGCTCTGCCTGAGTAGTGTGTGCATTCACGAAAGGGCCGAGCTTTTTTGTTTATTATGAGAATTTCAGTTTTTAGAGACCTGTTTAATTCAAAAGAGACTCCTTTTGATTTTAATATTCAAGAAATTATTCCAAGGATAAAGAATGGAACACCAGATCTGATTGCTAAAATAAAAGCAATTAGAAATGAGGCTCCAGGAAGTGATCAACAAAAATTTCTAAAAAATAAACTCTATGCAATCATGTTTAATGGTACATTCTCTGAAAGGAATGACAAAGGACTGATTGAGCATTCTGGATTATGTATTCTTGATTATGATGATTTTGATTCAGAGAATGAGCTCCAGGAGTTTAAACAGAGATTGATTGATGATAAGCATGTGATGTTGGTATTTAGATCTCCATCTGGAAATGGATTGAAAGCTGTGATCAAGATACCAAAGTCTGATATGCATGAACATAAGAGGAGATTTAATGCATGGAATGATTACTTTCCATCATCAAGATTTGATGTCAAGAATCAAAATATTTCAAGAGTATGTTTTGAATCATATGATCCTGATGTTTATGTGAATATGGATTGTGAGTTATTCACAGAGATTGCTCAAGATAAAGGTTATGAATATATTGAAAAGGTACCAGTATGCATTCTGGATGATGAGGATAAAAAGATCAGCATAATTGAGAAATTTGATTTCTCTCCTGGATTCATTGAAGGCAATAGAAATCAGTTTGTATTCAAATTGGCTTGCTGTTTTTGTGAATATGGTATCTCAATTGAAACTTGTGAATCATATATCTGGACCAAATATGCTCAAGGTGAATGTGATTTCTCGAGTGATGAAATGATCAGATCAATAAAAAGTGCATACAGAAAGGCATCATTCAATTCAAAATATTTTGAGGATAAAGATACCATTGACAAGGTCAGAATAAAGCTGAAAGCTGGAGTATCAGATGAGGAAATAAAAAAACAACACAAACTATCAACAGAGGTGATCAATGACATCAGAGAGGAGGTTGCTAATTTTGATGATGTATTCTGGACAATTGAAACCAGTAAGCAAGGAAATGAATCTGTTTATGTTGAGCCATTGAAATATGCTCAATTTCTGGTCAAGAATGGATTCCAAAAATACTATCCAGAAAGAGCAGAGAAACCTACATTTGTCAGAGTCAAAGAGAACAAAGTGAATCTGAGCTCAGTTGAGCAAATCAAGGACTTTGTTTTGACATATCTCATGGAGAAAGGACAGATCAAAGTGTGGAATCACTGTTCAAAGAGCCCTTATCTATTCAATGAGAATCACTTGAATATGATTGACTCAATCAATTTAAAGATGATACAAGATACAAAGACTGAATCATTTATACCATTCAAGAATTGTGTTGTAAAAGTATCAAAGGACAGTATTAAACAGATTCCATATATTGATATTGATGCATATATCTGGGAGAATCAGATCATCCAGAGAGAATTTCAGATATCAATTGATTTTAACAATGACTTTCTTGACTTTGTTCACAAGGTAAGCAACCAGGATGAGCAAAGAATCAAAGCTCTTGAGTCAACTCTTGGATATCTGATACACACATTTAAAGATAAAACAGATCAGAAAGCAATTATTTTCAATGATCAGGAGATTGATGACAATCCAAATGGAGGGAGTGGAAAGAGTTTGATGTTGACAGCTCTTGGATATTTTAGGAGAGTTGTGAAAATAGATGGTAAGGCCTTCAATCCAAGTAAGTCTGATTTTGTTTATCAGAGAGTCAATCTTGACAGCCAGATCCTGGCATTTGATGATGTGAAAAAATACTTTGATTTTGAACAATTATTCTCAATTGTCTCAGAGGGAATCACTGTCAACAGAAAAAACAAGGATGAGGTATTCATTCCATTTGAGAGATCTCCAAAAATTGTGATTACAACAAATTATGTGATTGCTGGAGCTGGAGGATCACATGATCGGAGGAGGCATGAGATTGAGTTCTTTCAATATTTTAATTCATCAAGATCACCATTGACTGAATATGGCAGATTGCTTTTTGATTCTTGGGATCAGGATGATTGGATCAAGTTTGACAACTATATGATTAAGAATTTGCAATTATTCTTGTCAAAAGGATTGGAATCAACAAAGAGCATCAATGCCAATGCCAAGAGATTCATCCAGGCAACAAGCAAAGATTTCTATGATTTTGTACTTGACAATCCTTTATTGATTGATATTTACTATTATCAGACTGAATTGTTCAATCAATTCCAGAATGAATACAATGGATACAAAGAATTAAAGCCTCAAAGATTCTCAAATTGGCTGATTGCATATGCTGATTTCAAAGGATATAAATATCAAAAAGATAAGAATCACAAAGGTAGATGGATAATGTATAAAAATAAATAACATGGAGAAAAAATACTTTATTATTGAGGTCGGAGAGGATATGCACAAGACAATCCTCTTTGATATTATGGATAAGCTAAAAGAGGAAGGTCACTATTTTGTAGCTAATTGCACAACAAATCCAAATCAATTTGATGTCAAGAGAGTCACAGAGGATGAATTCAATAAATTCAATGATTATGAATAAAGCCAACAGAGACAAACTCAAGGCCCTGGAGCTGGAGCAACTCAAAGAGAAATATCCATCCATGAGAGAGGAGATGATTCCATTGACTGACTGGAAAGACAACTCAGCCAACAACCTTACAAAGTGCATCATATTTTGGATCAAGGCAATGGGTGGACAAGCTGAAAGGATATCCAATCAAGGACAATACAGAGCTGGCAACAAGATTCAAGTTGGTGATACATTCAAGCAACTCCCTGGAAAGTGGACTCCAGGAACAGGCACCAAGGGAACAGCTGACATATCAGCAACCATCAGAGGCCGATCAGTTAAGATTGAGGTCAAATATGGCTCAGACAGGCAATCAGATGCTCAGAAAGCATATCAACAAGAGGTTGAAAGAGCTGGAGGAACATATTACATTGCAAAAGATTTTGACTCTTTTGTATTGTGGTATGAAAGTTTTTCACTACATTTGTAAAAATTAATAATATCATATATGGAAAATCAATTAAATTTTGACATCCCATCAACATCAGAGAAGTTGAGGGCAAAGAAAGCTGATCCAGTTACTGGAATCAGTTTGTACAGCAAGCTCCACAGAGCAAAGCTGAGCATTGGAAAGGTTGTTAAGAATGCAACGAATCCACATTTCAAGAAATCATATGCTGATATCAATGCTCTCCTGGAGACTGTTGAGCCAATCTTGCATGAGAATGGGCTGTTGTTATTGCAACCAATCCATGACACAGTGCTTGTGACTCAGATCATTGACATTGATTCTGGTCAGATGATTGAATCATGGCTGTCATTGCCATTGATTACAGATCCACAAAAGATGATCAGTGCAACAACTTACTACCGTAGGGCAACATTACAGGCAATCCTGGCCTTGCAAGCTGTGGATGATGATGGCAATGAGGTGAGCAAAACTAATAAAGAGCTGCCATCAATCACTGAGGAGAGATTTCAAGATGCTTTAAGTGCTATTCAAAAGGGTAAATTTTCAATAGAGCAATTGAAAAAAACGTACAAACTAACACCAGAACAGGAGGCACAGTTATGATATTCAGATGTTCATCATTAGCAAAGCTCATGACAAATCCAAGGAACAAGTCTGAGAGCTTATCAGAGACAGCCAAGAGTTACATCAGAAAATTGGCAAAAGAGAATTTCTATGGATACACCAGCAAGTTTGAAACCAAGGAAATGAGAAAGGGCACAGAGTATGAAATGGAATCCATTGCTCTGGTCAATTCAGTTTGGTTTGGTAGCAACTTTATCAAGAATCAATTGAGAGAGACTCAAGGATATCTCTCAGGACATCCAGATATCATCACTGATGATTCCATTATTGACATCAAAACATCCTGGAGCCTTGAGACCTTTCCAGCCTTGCCAGAGGATGCTGATTCATATGAATGGCAAGTCAGAGGATATATGCATCTATTCAACAAGCCAAGAGCATTTGTGATCTTTTGCATGATTGACACAGATGATGAGCTCTTGACTGACTGGGACAACAGAGATATTCACAAGGTATCTCACATTGATCCAACCAAGAGAATCACTGTGATCCAATATGACAGAGATGATCTCCTGGAGGAGTTGATGCTCTCCAGATTGAGAGATGCATCAGAGTTTTATTCACAATATATGCAACAATTAAATAACAAGTAAAATGGAAACAAAAACGCTAATTGAAAAATTGAGTCAAAAAAGACTCTTTAAAAAAGGAGAGTTGTATTCAACAAGAACAATCTCTCAAAGAATCAAACCAACAAAAAGAGAAATCAGAGATGGATTTCTAAGGACAGCCTTAAAGAATCATCCAGATTGGTGTCATCATGAGCACAGAACTTACAAATATCTGGGATCAGTTGAATCTCCTGTATCAGATCAGATGCAATTGCCATTGGAGGAAACACAAAATGTCAAAGATGAGTGGCAAGATAAAGTTCTGAATCAAGTAAAACAAATAGTTCAATATCTTGAGGAATCAGAGGATATATCCAAAAATTCATACATAGCAATCAGGAGAAAATTAGTTACAATTTTAAATATTTTAAACATTAAATAACATGGAAAGAATTGAAATTCACACCAGATTAGTGGCAGCAATGATATCAAATGAGAAATTTTATCATCACAGTCACACAGATATTTTGAAAAAAGCTGAGGAGATTGCAGATCGTATTCTATTAGCTCAAGCTGTTTATGAACAAGACAATGTTCATTTCCCTGAAAATGTAGTATGATTAAGGAAAACATGATTTTATTAGGAACAGTGCTCAGCATGACAGTTGATTTTCATGCTGGGCCATTCCTTGCAATTGCAATAACAATGATTTTAAAACAAGTAATATGAACAATGAAGTAAAGGGCATCTTGCATGTCAAAGGAGCAACACAACAGAGATCTGAGAAATTCTCAACAAGATCATTCACAATCAAAACAAATGAGGACAAGTATGAGCAGTTCATCACATTTGAGCTACTCAATGACAGAACAGATATGATTGATCCATTTGGAGTTGGTGAGGAGATTACAGTGTCATTCAATCTCAAAGGCAGAGAGTGGAAAAGCCCACAAGGAGAAGTCAAATATTTCAACACACTTGAGGCATGGAAAGTACAAGGCATTTTTTAATTGCCCTAAAAGATGGAGAGAGCATCAAGGACTGGATGATCCGAGAAACTCTCTCCAGGCTTTCCAGGAGATACAAGGCTGTTCACCTGGCAGAGGACTTGAATGTCAATCCATCAAAGATCCATAGATTCCTTACTGGAAAGAATGTTAATGATGACTTTTATCAAAGATGGTTTTCTTGGTATGTCAAAAAACAATAACTTAGTGATGTGGAATTTTGGAAAAGAGAGGCATATGATATCGCTTACAAGATCACTGGAGGAAATAACTTATTTCATGACCTTGTCCCACATGTCTTTTTGCTATTGGCAAAACTCGACATCAAAGAACAAGATCTCCCTCGAGTATTTGCCAGATGGGCCTACAACCAATATAACTGGAAAGAATCAAAATTCAACCAATTGTACAGAGGATCAGTGCCCATCCCAGATGGATTCGACAAAATAGCAGATGATGAAATGTACAATGAGAGTCAATATCAACAGATCCTGGATGCTTACCTTGAGCAATCTCCTGACAATGATGAGGAGCTGTTCTGTAAAGAGATCACAAAGATGAGACTCATGGGCATGACATACAGAGAAATCAAAGGATTGACAGGAATCAACCTGGATACTATAAACAAAGCAATAAATAAATTTAAATATGATTTACATAATTCCTCTTTTATCAGTGGGGATTGCCAGGGCTCTCCAGAGTTTGGGCATGCCCAACATCAAACCATTTAATTGTCAGAGCTGCATGTCATTCTGGACAACAGTGGCAATTTTTTCCCTTTATGAATGGAGGCTCTGTGCTCTTGGTTTCATATCATATCTAATCAGTGACTTAATCTTGATCTATGAAAATAAGTGATGAGCTGCAATCTCAAGTTGACAGATACATATTGACCAGATCCTTTGCTCTTGATGCTACTCTCAAGAGAGAGCTGGCTGATTGGTACAAATGGGCTGGATTTGGTACACTAAACATTGGATGTGGCACATGCATCAGAAATGCTATGCAAAAACTCAGCAACCACTATCAGACTGATATGGCACCAAAGAGCCCTAAGATACATTTTATTGGCATCAAACAAGAGCCAATGACATTCAATCAACTCAAGGCAGAGGCAAAGAGGAGAGGCATAAAGATGCCAAACACATCAACAAAAGAGGACTTAATCAAAGCATTGTCATGAAACTCTGTGCTCCAATTCCTGTTTTTGGCCGTTTTCCTCTTGTCAGACTCACTATCTCCAGACTAAAGAGGCAAGGAGTCATTCCAATAATTATGGGCCACGAGAGAGAGGCTCTTGAAATTGCTCAAGAATTGAATGTTCACTTTGTTTCAGTTAGCAATGATCCTCTTGGCAACAAGTGGAATGCTGGATTTATGGCTTGCCAGAACTATTCTCCTGATGGAGTGATATTCATGGGCTCCTCTGATTGGGCCTCTGATGATTACATTCAATCAGTCAAGGATGCTCTCAATGACTTTGCATTCATTGGAATGCTTGGATGTCATTTTGCTGATGTCTCTGACAAGGTTAGGCTGGTGCATTGGCCAGGCTATGCAATGGGACAGAGAAAATATGAGCCAATCGGTATTGGCAGAGTGCTCAGAGCTGATATGCTTCAAAAAATAAACTGGAGTCCATTTGATGCAAGA